TTACCATATTGAGAAAGCTGACGCTCTGATTGATGGGAAGCTTGGTGGGGTGTATGTCACTCCTTTCAACCCAGTTCCCAAGTTGATTGAAAACATTTCAACAGATTTGGCTATTTTCTTCATGGCTGAAAGTTTATTCAGCTCAAACCAACCAAACCTTGATGAGTACCAAAAGACGAGATATGACAGAGCTATTGAGCTACTCAACCAGATTCTTGAAGGTGACATTTCCCTTGGAGTTGACTACCCAAGGAAAGCAGAAGCTGGCTTTGCTACAACAAATGACCAGCAGATTTTCAACTATGAAGACCCAGAGTGGTGATAAAAGTGCCAGTAAGTGTAAAAGTAACAGTCAACCTTGATGGGTTGGACAGAGAGCTTAAAAACATGGTCAAAGGACTTGATGACTTCAAAACTCCTCTTAAACAGTCTGGCATTTACATGGAGGGAGCAATTGGTCAGAGATTCAGAAAAGCTCCATGGAAACCACTCTCACCAGCAACCATTAAAATTCACCCTCACAGAGCTGGAGGAAAGCCACTGAATGACACTGGTAAATTGAGAATGTCAGTAACCTCCAGAGCCATTAAGAGGGTTTCCAAGCGACAATTGGAATATGGAACAAACCTCATTTATGCTCCAATTCACAACTTTGGAGGAAGAGCTGGCTGGGGTAGTATTATTCCAAAACGTGAGTTTCTTTACTTTGACCCAAAAGATGAGAAAGCAATTAAGAGGATTTTTGAGGACTATATTAAGGGGCTGATTAACAATGGCTGATAATACTCATATGTACCGAGAAATTAAAGAAGCCCTCAAGGTTCAGCTTGTCAATTACCTTAATAGTCTTGGCGAAAAAGTAGACGTTTACAAAGTACCCTATCAAAATATCGCTGTTTTCCCAGCGGTTGCTTTGGAGCTTGATAGACGCAGAAAACCCAAAAAAGGGGTTGGAGTCAAGGAGCTTCAGCTTGATATGGTCGTGTGGGTCTACACTGATATTCTTGACGCTGAAGACGCTGAAGACGAGTGTTTGAGGATTCTTGAAATAGTGGAAGACGCTCTTGAGTCAGATAAGACTCTTGGTGGAGCTTGCCATTATTTGAGTATAGATGACGAGGTTGAGTTTGGCACTGTTCAAACTGGAGAAGCTTCATTCCTCCAAGGTGCAAGGCTCCCAGTGACCATTATTAAGCGTTTCACTTAATGGAGGTGACACAATGAAGCTTGTTTATGATGGACAGAAACGCTTCAGAATTTTGTTTCCAGTTGACTTAATGGTTGAGAAGGGAACTGAGTATGAAGCTAAAGACAAAGACACCCAAAGACGATTGAAAGAGCTTGGCTTCAAAGAGGTTAAGTCGAAAAATGAAAAGGAAGGTGATAACTGATGGCTGGTCAAGCACATGGATTTGATAATACTGTTGTGATTGCAAAAGAAACAGCTTATGCAACAGCTCCAACAACTGGATTCCAATGGGCTGGTATTGTTGAGAGTTTTGAGCCAGAAGAGAACAATAATATTGATTCTCGTATGTCAGTTGGTGTTCGTGCTCCTCTGATGTTACGAACTGGAGCCAAAGAGGTTGACGGTTCAATGAGCGTGGCTCTTCAGAACGCTCGTTTGATTGCTTTGGCACTTGGTAAGATTGAGACAACTGGAGATGGTTCAACAACTCCATACACTCACACTATTACTACTGTTGGTCGAGGAGAAGAGCTTCCAAGTGTAACGGTTCAAAACCACAACCACTTACTCAACTTGACTCGTAACTATGTTGGAGGAAAAATTGACACGTTGACTCTAACAGCTTCAGCTGAAGAAGCGGTTATGATGGAAGCAGAGTTTCTATTCTCTCATGTGGAGGACACTGGTATTACTCCAGCAACAGTGACAGCTGAACTTGATAACTATTTCATGTTCCATGAGGGTTCAGTCAAAGTGAATGGCAACCAGATTGCTGACGTTACTGAGTTTGAGCTTGAGATTGGTAACGGTCTTGAGAGACGCTTTACTCTTAACGGTGCTGGTGATGGTCGCCCTTCTCGTATTGAAGAAGGCAACTTGGAAATTACAGCTTCACTAACTATGGATTTCACAAACACAGCTCAGTGGGATATTTTCAAGAATGAAGAGAACTTAACTGTTGAGTTGATTCTTCAAGACAATGTTAACCCAAACCGTTCAATTACGATTACTCTCTTTGGAGGTCTTTATGATACTAACTCTCTTGGAGTTGGAGCTGAAGACTTACAAGAGCAAGAGCTTGAAGCTATTTTCACAGATATTGAAGTTGTGGCTGTTGATGGCAACGCTACTTTAATTTAATGATTGGTATGACCACAGACTTTGGGGAGTATTACTCCCCTTCTATATCAAACTAAAAAGAAAGGAATTGATTAATAATGGCACAAAACAAACCTTGGTTAAAAAAGAAGGATGAGAATAAAGTTATTGAGGTAATGGGGGCTAAAATTACGGTTAAGAGCTTGACTTTTGGTGATTCACGAAAAGCAATTCAAGGAGCTATTAAACAAAACCCAGTTACTAAGCAAGTTGAAGTTGACCAAACACTTGCTTCAGTTCTTCGCTCTATTGCCATGATTGCTGACTGGGAGTTGACTGATGAGAATGACAACAAGCTTCCAATTGACTTCAACACGATTGAGTCACTTGATGAGACATTCGTTAGTGAACTAATTCAGAAACTCAATGAAGTAGATAACAACGAGGTAACAGCTGAAGAAAAAAAGTAATAAGGTCAGCTGTCCTCAAGAGCTTGGAGGGAAAGAAAGTTGAGCACGTTCCCCAAGCTCTAACAATCTATGAGCTTTGTAAAACATTTGGCTGTTTACCTTCACAGCTGGATGAGGAGGACAGTAAGACCATTTCCGAGCTTATAGTGGTTATGAACGCTGTCAATGAGTTTGAAAGGAAGGAAAGCAAAGCCAACAAACGTAAGTCCTTGGCTCAGAAACATGGAGGAGTCAAGAGGGGGTGACACTTAAATGGCAAACGCTATCGACATTCTTATAAATGCAACCGACAGAGCCAGCTCGACAGTTGATAAAGTAGCCAAGAAGTTTGAAGGTCTCTCAAAGCAAGCCGAGAAAGCTTCTGGTATTATCAAAGGAGCTATGACTGTTGGTGCTGGTGCTCTTACAGCTGTTGCAGTTGCTGGAGCTAAACAGAACGCTATGCTTGAAACAAGTGAGTCCAGATGGACAACGCTTTTAAAGTCTCATGATAAAGCTATTGAACAAATGAAGTGGCTCCAAGATTTTGCGAAAAGTTCCCCATTTGATTACAAAGGTCTTGATGAAGCTTCAACTTCCATGATGGGTATGGGTATTGAACTTGAGAAAGTCAGAAATTGGCTCCCAGTGCTCGGAGACGTTGCTGGGGTACTTGGTGGGGGAACTGAAACAATTAATGGTGTTGCTATTGCCCTTGGACAGATGAACGCAAAGGGTAAAGTTTCAGCTGAAGAAATGATGCAATTGGCAGAACGTGGAGTAAATGCTTGGGGCTTCCTTGCTGAAGGAATGGGTCTCTCTGTTGCTGAAGTTCAGAAACTTTCTTCTGAAGGCAAGATTCTGGCAGAAGACGCTCTTCCTCTTATTATTGCTGGTATGGAGAAGACATTTGGCGGTGGTATGCAAACTTACATGAAGTCAACTGTTGGTCAAGCACAGCAAGCACAAGAAGCGTTCCAGCAACTCTCTGGACAGCTCACAAAAGGAGTTTACCAGTGGTTTGGAGCCAATGTATTGCCATTGATTAATGATGGCTTACAAGCCCTCTCAGACACCTTCAGCGGTGGGCTTATTGATGGATTCCAAAAGCTCTGGGNTAGCTCTACTCAAGCCAAGATTGNTCTTTTTGCTTTGGCTGGAATTATTACTGGGGTCTTAATAGGGGCATTTGTTTTGGTTGCTCCAGCGGTTGCTTCAGCTGTTGTAGCTTTCGCTCCATTCCTTGCAATTGGAATGGCTGTTGCTGGATTGGCTTTAATTATTATGCAATATTGGGAGCCAATTAAGAGTTGGTTCATTAATACCTTTGGAGGTTTATTCACAGCCTTTCAGGATTTCTTCATGGGTATTTGGACACTGATTCAGCCAATTCTTGCTCAAGTAGTTACCTTCATTGGTGAAAAACTGAGCCAGATAAAACAATTTTGGACAGAAAATGGAACTATGATTTTACAAGCAGTTCAAAATGTTTGGGGCTTCATTAAGGGATTCATTACGGTGACTCTGAATGTTATTCTTGCAATTTTCAACTTTGTTTTTCCAGCTATTCAATTTGTAGTCCTTTCAATTTGGGAGGGCATTAAGGGTATTATTAACGGAGCTTTGACATTCATTATGGGTATTGTTCAAGTTTTCGCTGGCTTATTCACAGGTAACTGGAGTGCAGTCTGGGAAGGCATTAAGAACATACTCTTTGGAGCTATTCAGTTCGTTTGGAACATTTTCACCACATTCTTTGCTGGAAAGCTTATTGGTATTGTTGGAAAGTTTGCTGGTTCAGTGGTCAAGTCCATTGGAAGTATGGTCTCAAAAGTTGTTTCAGCAGTTGTCAAGTTTGCAAGTAATGTGGCAAGTAAATTTTCTGGTATGGTCTCAAAAGTAATTGGAATTGTTAAAGGTTGGGTCTCAAACATTGTCTCAGCAATTGACAATTTTGTTTATAAGATTCTTGGAAAGATTACGAGTTTCAATACTGACTTGGGTCTCTTGTTCGCTCGTGGATGGGAAGCCATTAAGGGGTTCATTAAGAGCGGTATTAATGGAGCCATTGGAGTTATTAAGGGTATGTTCTCAACTTTCAAGAACGCTGGTAAAGGTCTTCTTGACGCTTTCACAGATGGAATTAAGAAGGGGATTGGTAAAGCTGTCAACGCTGTTAAAGACGGTGTTAAAAAGCTTCGTGACTTCTTACCATTCTCACCAGCCAAGAAGGGAGCCTTGAGTGACCTTGATAAGTCTGGTAAGAGCTTCTTCCCTACATTCGCTGAAGGTATGGCTCAAGGGGTTAGACCAATGTTGGCTATGGCTAACAGAGGAATGAGCCAGCTTAATGATGTGTTAGCTCAGCCAGTTGACACTATGGAGCAACTTGACAGCTTCAGCTTTGGAAGAGCGAAACAAACTCTGAGAATAGAGCTTCAAGTTTCTGGTGACGTTGGTGTGAACGGAGATAGAACAAGCAAGTCTTCTCGTGAGGTAATTGATAACGTCAATGGCTCAGTTGATGACGTACTAAGAGATTTACGTCAAGCAATTAGAAAACGATAAGGAGGGAGAATGGAATTGGCTACTCAAACAAAGACTTTTAAGATTAGCTGGATGGGTCAGTACCGTTATGACAATGGTAATTATGTCGGTGGCGGTACTCCTATTCGTGTTGGTGGCTCACAGAACTACCACTCATTTATTGGTCTCCCTACCTCTGTCAGAGACGCTTTGAAGACCTCAAAAGTGACACCAACAATGAAGTTCAAAATGAGGGTTACTAACGAAACACCAGAGTGGGATTTTGGTGGACACAAAGAAACATACAACAAGGCAACAAATGGGAGACCTTGGTATAAGTATTTGAGAAACTTCCAGACTGGCTATACTGGCACTGGTTGGTTAACATTCGATATGACGAGTTGGTTCATGAACGCTTACAGAGATGGAACTTACCATGGTTTTGTTCTTTACTCTGGAGCCAGCTCAACTTATTACGGTGAAGCATATGGATTTACTAAAGACTCCAACTGTGCTTATATTGAGATTACTGGTGACTGGAACAGTCCTCCAAACAGACCAACTATAACTTACCCAGTTGGTGGAGAAATAGTTGATAAGTCAATAACTTTGAAGTGGACTTCTGGAGGAGACCCAGACGGAAACCCTCTCAAGTACCAGATAGCTTACAAAGAGGGTGATGGCTCAGGTTGGTATTATGTGGAAACTGGCTATGGTGTAACTCAATATACTTTTAATACCTCTAACTGGAAAGAGGGTTCAAGTGCTCAGTTCGCTGTTAGAGCTTCTGACGGTCAAGAGTGGAGTCCTTACCATTACGGTAACAAGTTCACGATTAGCCACAATAAGCCACCTTCAAAGCCAACTCAATTGTCTCCAACCAACGGAGAAGTTGTTAACCGCCAAGAGGTTATTCGCTTCAGTTGGAAGCACAATGATGACGGAGCACAAGCTGGTTATAGATTGGCTTGGAGAACGGTTGATAACAATGGAAATGTTGGCTCATGGAACTATATTCCAAGTGCTTCCTCATTCGCCAACACAACAAACCAGTATTACAATATGCCAGCCAATACGCTTCCAAACTCAACTATTGACTGGACAGTTCAAACGGTTGACCAACAAGGTCTCCAGTCTGAATATGCAAACTATGTGAGATTCCAAGCGAAAGAGCCAACAAACGCTCCAACAATTTTGGCTCCAACGCATTTAAGCACGATAAGCACAACAAGGGTAACTGTTGAGTGGTCTTCTCTTAACCAGTTGGAATATGAGCTGATTCTCATGGACACTAACGGTCTTGAGTTGTTCTCTGAAACAAAAGCAAGCCCAGTGAAACTCAGAGAGATTCCAGTTGATTTAGAAAATAACAAGTGGTATGAAATTCACTTGAGGGTAAGAGATTCTGTCAACCTTATTTGGTCTGACTATACAGTTGTTGCTTTTGGAGTTGCTTTTAACCCTCCTTTCCCTCCAGTAATTAAAAAGTTTGAGGAAGCTGGTCAAGGTGTTCTTAACGTGTTCTATTCAGCTGGTGAGGGTAATATTCTCCCAGACTTACTGAACAGTGATGGGGAACGCTGGGAAGCATTGCAACCATATGCAACTACTTGGTCAACCATTGAGGTGCTCTCAAGAGACTCAGTAAAGCTCAATGCCACTCAACAAAGTGGTGTTCAAGTGTACTTGACTGAAAATGACATTCCACTTGTGGAAGGAGCAACCTACACAATTAAGTCAACAGTTGACCAGCAAGGTGGAAGATTGTTTATTGGTGCTCTTGATGAAGCAGGAGCTACAATTGCTTTAACAGCAACACCAAACGAGCTTNCCAACACCTCAATTGGTGAGATTTCTATTAGCATGGTTTTACCAGCTGGNACAAAACAATTGAGACTCATTTGGTATACGACAGCTGACTACACTCAAGGTGGTATTACTCACAGCAATATGAGTCTACAAGCAATGATTCCAGATTCAGCTACAACAAGCCTTGAGTTGTTCAGAAGAGAATACACTCCAACAGAAACAGACCCATGGGTGAAAATTGCAGAGGGTCTTCCACTGTTTGGCTCATTCTTGGACTACACTCCAGCAAGTGGAGTTGAGTATGAGTACAAAGTGAGAGCTGTCAATGACGGAAACAAAACTTCAACTGATTCAGCTGTTAAGAGCGTTTTAATTGAGTTTACTGAAACATTCCTTCAAGAAGCCAGCAACCTCTCAAGTATTATTCTCTTACAGTATGCAACCTCAAGAGAAGCTGAGATTTCAATTGACTCAGCTCTGTTGAAGTTCGCTGGTAGACGTGACCCAGTAAGGGAGTTTGGAGAAGCTGAGGAGCTGACTGTTACTGTTGAGTGGGAAGTTGACTCTTATGTTGATGTTCGATTCATGAGAGATATGCTCAGAAGACGTGACATTCTCCTTTACCGAGACGGTCATGGGAGACGCTACTGGGTGACAGCTGATGAGTTGAAAGTTCAAGACAAACCAGTTCGAGGGTTTATTCTCTCAACTAATTTGACTGCAACAAGCTATACGGAGGATTTGGATACCAAAAGTGAGGAGGAGCTGATATAATGCAAAACATTGAAAGAGGTGGGTACAGTCGAGAAGAAATTCTTGACGTACTCCACTCCAAAAACGGTACAAGAAAAGTTCGTTTTAGGTATGACCTTCTTGATAAAGATGGTTATTACAAGAAAACTCTTGATACTGTTCTCAGTGGAGAAGTTTCTATGTCAGCTCTCTCCACTATCAAAAGAACAGCAAAATTCAAGATTAAGGAGCGTTACATTCCAGAGCACTGGGGAAGAGGAAATGAAAGTGACAGCTGGATTGCAGACAATGTGACAGAATGGCAAAAGGGAACTTCTAGCGGTGTTGTTTATTCCAANGGTGCTATGAGGTTGACAACTCCAGTGCTTTCAGCCATTCCAGATTCAAACTTTAATGAGAACACGACTTGGGCTGGTGTTCACCCAAACTGGGCTGAGTGGGGAACTGGAAAGGGTACTTGGTCAAGAACTGGAGTTGACTCCTTTGACGGTCAAGCTCAAAGAATTACAAGGACAGCAACTGGCTCACTTGGTATTCAAACAGCTTCCAGAACGCTAATTACTCCAGCTGTTGGAGATACAATTTATTTAAGCTTTCTTTTCAAACCAAGCAACGCAAACTTCAGCAACCCTTCGTATTGCTATGTGATGTGGTCAGATGGATTGGATAACACTCCATTTACTAACTACACGATTGAAGACATTGGAAATGGCTGGTATAGATACTATGGCTCAGTGAGTGCTCCAAAGGGGGTAAGTT